CGTATATTCCATAACTGGAATATACGTGCATGATTTTCATAGTTTGTTCTATGAACTCTATGAAAGCTGTGTAAACATTTATATGTTTCCGTTTGATTTGTATAGAAGTAATTTTGCTTAGCAATATATTATATTGAGTCGGAGACTTATGTAATATATTTCTATGAAGTACAATTATTTGTATTGCATTCACATGCAAGCATATTTTATTGCGTATATTCCAATACGTAATGTATTTTATGAATATATATGATGTTTTATTTCTAAACAATTTTTTGTCGCGTAATTGCGATAAATACCCTGCCTATATTATGTTCTTTGTTTTCATTTTGGCATATTCCATAAGCGATAATGATAATTTTAAACATAATTTAGACATAAAGTATTTGTTGTGATGCGACATAAGATCTTTATAGATCGTCCAATTGGAGTTGACAGAACCAGTTGGAAAATCTGCGAATGTAGTTATGTCGGGGTTTTCAAATACTCCTTAAAGCGTTTGATTTTAATTTTATAACCATTTTTAACATGAGCGCAATTTGTTTTATTAATATTTATCTTGTTCCTAAGATTTGTGGATTAAGTTGAATGTATAATTCACATAAAAAGCGAACGTTGTTGAATATCAACGATAATAAAATATTCATTTTAATTAATGTTCAAATGAATACAATTAATAAAAATAAAAAACGTACCCGTGTGAGGGGTGTAACCTCACCTGCTCTACAGTTGAGTATTCCTGTAGAGACGTCTTCAGTAAAGACAGGCGTTATCTCTGGCGCAGTAGTTACTACAGAGAATGTTGCACATCAGGGCACTAATGTTACTGATGTTAATAATCGTATTCGCGATTCAATGGTGTGGAAGTCTGGCCTTGACGTTACAGACTTAATTCTTAGAGAAATCTCTGTTTGTGATATATCTCAGATTACGAGGACGAAGGTCTGTGAAGATCTAGAACTCAGAAATGGAATTATATTCAGAGATTTTACTTTTAAAAATGTAAATAGTAAAAATTTTCATGGTGGTTCACACAATAGAATGTTATATAACCATGAGGAGATAGTAGATATGATAAAATCCAAAAAGAAGAAATCTCCTCACAAGGTGAAACAACAATTTAAGAATAAATATAAATATAAACCTCAAGGTGCTAAAGATAGTATGCAATTGTTGTTTCCAGAGTTATTTAATACTGTGATTTCTGATCAATTTCAACCTAATAATCCAGATGGATTTACTTTAAAATTAGTTGAAGATTGTTTGATCTTCATTTACAATTTGTATAGGAGTAGGTCGAAATCTGATTATGCTGTTTGTACGTATAATTTTCTCAAGTTACGCACAGGAGGAAATTTTGTTTCTCTATGTGGTAACTTGATTGAATACAGTTTGGAGGCTGTAGATATTTTATTTGAAAAAACTTTTCGTATACAAAGTGTAGATTTTGATTCTATACAGAGTATGTTGAATATGTATACTGAATTACGTACAGCTCCATTTTTTAAAAAATTATATCGTTTTGTTATGTATATTCTTTCTCTTTCCTTGTTTGATAAGGTAGGTTTTTCGTTTAAAAATCTACGATACACTAAAGTCGAAGAAGAAGTTCTTAGAAAAGAATATTACATGGGGCCAGATATGATTCATAGTATATTAGATACTTTATTATTTTTATGTAGTCGAGGTTATCAGTGTATGAAAACTGGAGATATGTCCATTTTATTCCATAGTGGCACTGTTTATGAGCAGTGGTGCAATGATGTTTACAAAATTAAGGAGCGTAGCCAGTTTTTAACAAATCCAGAACCTCATGATTTTAATTATTTTTCCTTTATGGCTGATCTGAATGATCAAATAGATAAAGGGGAGTCCATATTGAAGCATGCTGTGCGTGTTGATAGTTTTGAACGCAAGTTGATAATGCGATTGTTGAGCGATATACGTTTAATAAAGCATAACGAGCTAACACGTAGAGCCGCTCAGCGAGAAAGGAGAGCTCCGTTTTCAGTATTGATACATGGAGGATCTAGTGTTGCAAAAAGTACATTTACTAAATTGTTATTTTATCATTATGGTAAATTATATAATTTGCCCACTGATTCTGAATTTAAGTATGTCCGAAACCCTATAGATCAATATTGGGTCAATTTCAATACTACGCAGTGGTGCGTGCAACTAGATGATATAGCTTTTATGAATCCTGATCATGCTGCTCAAGGCGATCCATCAGTTATGGAAATGTTACAAGTTATCAATAATGTTCCTTTTGTTCCTATTCAGGCTGATTTGGTGGATAAAGGAAAAACTCCAATGAAATGTAAGTTTGTAATAGCTACTACTAATACAAAACATTTAAATGCTTTGGATTATTTTTCCTGTCCTTTAGCAGTACAGCGACGTTTACCATGGGTAATAACTATAGAACCCAAGCCAGAATATTTAAAGGATGGTGCTTTTATAGATAGTGTTGCTCTACCTAGAATTTGTGAGGGTGACTATCCAGATTTTTGGATTATTAAAGTGACTCGCGTAATTCCACGTATAGTTCATAATCAGCAACGTGCTGGGTATGAAGAAGTGGAAACATTTGATAATATTTATAAGTTTATTTCATGGTTTTCAATGGTGAGTTTAGCTCATGAAAATACCCAAGATAAAACTTTGAATTGTGATGAAGCCATGTCCCGTGTGGAATTGTGTATATTGTGCTCAGTGCCAAAAAAACACTGTTCATGCACTTCATCGTTGGCGGTGCAATCTGGCATACTTTCAAATGTTACACAACCTATAGTTGGTGTTTACGATACATTTTGGGGTTATTTATTTTTGTTTTATGCTATGATCTATTCGTATATATATTTTATGTTTCCTTATTTCCAAGGTATATTAGATGCCATCTCTCCCAGAGCACACGTGGCGCGTGTGTTAACATCTGTAGTTACTTCTCCACGTCTGTATAGACAAATTTTATACATGATTGGTGATAATGTGGAACGTAAAATAGGAAAAAATAAACTTTTGAAAAGTGTATTTATATTTTTGAGCGCAACCACGTCTTTTTATATTATAATCAAAGCTATTACTTCATTATGGGGTGGTAGTGGAACAAATACTTCTTGTAGTAAACAGGATGGTGAAGATAATGGACATGTACCAGTACCATTAAACTCCGAACGTGAAAATGTTTGGTTTAAGGATGATTATAAAGTTAGTTCCTTAGATGTTACACCTGTTATTACTTCATATAAATCGTTGCAAAGGTGCGATATAGAAAATATCATAGCTCGCAATTGTGTTCACTTGTGGTTTAGGCGCTGTGAAAATGGAAAATTCTTACAACGTCCCACTTGTGGTTTATGCGTTAGTGGACAAATTTATATGGTCAATAACCATGCCATACCTGAAGTCGATAATCTTGAAGTAATTATAATATCATCAGATAGTAAGGACGGTGTTAGTTCTAATTATCAGGTAAATTTGAACAAAAGTATGATATTACGATATCCAGATTTGGATTTAGCTTTTATTTATTTCACTCATATTCCGCCCAAGAAGAACCTTGTACCATTGTTTCCTAAAGAAACATTTCAAGGAGTTCTTAAAGGTACCTATGTGAGTCGAAATCGTGAAGGCGATATTGAGAAAATAAATGTTCATGCTTTGCGTTTGGAAAAAGATCATTATAATCCCGATCTGAATAAGAAATTAACTCTGTGGTTTGGAACTTCAGAAGTTGTGACTGTTGGAGGATTTTGTGGTTCGCCATTATTGGCAGACTCACCTTTAGGTCCTATGATCTTAGGTATTCATTGTTTAGGTTCACCTGAGGGACAAGTTGGAGTATTACGTGTTACGAATGAATTGTTAGTTCAGGTCGTGGAAAAAATGCTCAGAATAGGTTTCGTTTCTCAAGGTGTACCACAATTGTCTTCGGAAAGTGCACAGCGTGAGTTGGGTAATTTAAATTTAAAGAGTCCTATTCGATATATCCCTCAAGGTTCTGCTATTGTATATGGTTCTTTTAAGAACCATCACTATAGAGGTAAATCAAAAGTTGTACGTACACCTATGTTTGATTATTTGAAATGTAAGGGGTATGAGCAAAAATATCGCTCGCCAGTGATGTCTGGTTGGGAACCATGGTATTTGGCAATCAAAGACATGGTAAATCCACGGTGTTTGGTGAATATGGATATTTTGAATACATGCAAACAAGGATACATTAAAGATATTTTCGATGCAGATTTAGACTTATCTATAGTCCATGTGCTAGATGATGTCACAACTATTAATGGTGCCGTTGGTGTAGCGTATATAGATAAAATCAATCGTAACACTAGTGCAGGCAATCCATGGAAATGTTCAAAGCGGAAATTTTTGGAAAAAGTGGCTCCTATTTATGGTCTTGATGATCCAGTTAAGGTAGATGATGAAATCATGAATAGGGTTCGTAATATTATAGCAGGATACAAACGTGGTGAAAGAGCGCATCCAAATTATTGTGCACATCTTAAAGATGAAGCTGTTACATTCGAGAAGTATAAAATGAAGAAGACCAGAGTGTTTACTGGTGCTCCTATGGATTTTACCATAGTGGTGCGTAAATATCTTCTTTCAGTCGTTCGTTTAATACAGAATAACAGATTTGTCTTTGAAATGGGACCAGGCACAATAGCTCAATCACACGAATGGGGTGAAATTTACAATTACCTGACAAAATTTGGTGAGGATCGAATAATAGCAGGTGATTATAGTAAATTTGATAAGAAAATGCCTTCCGTCATGATATTGGCTGCATTTGATATACTTTATGCGATATGTGAAAAAGCTGGGTATACCAGGGATGATTTAAATGTCGTCTTGGGTATATCTTATGATGTGGCTTTCCCATTAGTGGATTTCAATGGAGATCTTATAGAATTTTATGGGTCTAATCCTTCGGGACATCCTCTTACAGTCATCATTAATAGCTTAGTCAATTCATTGTATATGCGTTACTGCTATTTTGAAGCTAATCCATGTCATGAGGTTTCAACTTTCAAGAAGAATATTAATCTTTTTACATATGGAGATGATAATATTATGGGAGTATCGGATAAATGTACATTTTTTAACCATACACGTTTACAAGAGATTTTGATGACTATAGATGTGGAATACACTATGGCTGATAAGCATTCCATTTCAGTACCTTTTATAAACATACGGGAAGCATCATTTCTAAAAAGGACGTGGCGGTGGGACGAAGATGCGAAAGCATATTTTTGTCCATTAGCTCATGATTCAATTGAAAAAATGCTTATGGTGTGTGTTGCCTCTAGTTCTGTAGTGATTGAGGAACAGGCTGTAGGTATAATCACAACAGCTATACGTGAATATTTCTTTTATGGTAAAGAAATATTTCACAAAAAACGTGATTTGCTTATGCAGTGTGTAGAATATTGTAATTTACAACATTATGTTCAAGATTCAACTTTTCCAACGTGGGAATCCTTACTAGAAGAATTTGAGAGTTATAAATAACTTTCGCCGGGCGTTAAATGACATGTCCGTAAAACCAAAAGTTATTACATTTAGATAGTTACTGATTATGATAAATTTCAACTACATAATGTATCATAATAGAATGGATTTAAATGTTTACTCGCAAAGGCGTTCCCTAAAGTTCCTATTTAGGAAAGAGGTTTGCTGGTCCTCAAAGTAGTTGAGTCATTAGGTGGTCTGGGTTGATCATTTAATAGACTTTAAAATTAATAACCTGCCAAACAAATTACAAATATTAAAGAGGTGAGAGTGGTGCCTCAAAATGCCACTCATGATTATAAAAATATTGCATTTAATTTGCAAGCTGGTGAAGAAGAAAGTGAAATTGGTGAAACATCTACGGGTGCCGTGCAAGGTAATGTGGATTCACAAAATGTGGCTTTTGTGGAAAACATGACAGGTGAAGTTGTAGATATGACAACATCAGATTATACGCATTTAATGAATATAAAAGATTATACTCCTGGTATAGATCTACAGGACTTTTTAAAACGTCCTGTGTTGTTGTATACTTTCACTCTTGCTAGCACTGATGCCATTGGTACATTAGGAATTATGGCACCATGGAAAGATTATTTTGCTGCACCTGAAATTCAACGTAAATTGCATAATTATGCTTTCATAAAGTGTGATTTACATGTTAAAGTAGTGATAAATGCTTCACCATTCTATTACGGAGCTTATATGTTGAATTATAGACCATTAGGTGGTTTTATTTCTGAGAATATTAAATTTGATCCTACTTTTAATAGTGATTTGGTTTTACGTTCTCAAAGACCACATATTTGGATCTATCCACAAACCAATGCTGGAGGTGAATTGATATTACCATTTTTCTACCACAAAAACTGGTTAGAAACAACTTCGCATACCATATTAACTAAGATGGGAGAGTTATCCTATGTTTGTTTCGCACCTTTGCGATCAGCTAATGGAGCGACTGGTCCTGGTTCACAAGTTGAAATGCAGATATTTGTTTGGGCTGAAAATGTTGAGCTTATGGGTTCAACATATAAGCTTGCAGTGCAAGCTGGTAAGGATATGGTCTATAAATCTAATGATTATAAGACTGGTCCTATTTCCAAGCCTGCAAGTGCTATCGCAACTATTGCTGGTAAATTGTCATCTGTTCCTGAAATAGGTCCATTTGCGCAAGCGACTAGCATGGCAGCTTCGGCTGTTGGTGAGATAGCATCTTTATTTGGGTATACAAATGTTCCAAATATATCTGATGTATCTGGGTTTACTCCTAAGCCCTTTCCGCATTTGGCATCTCCTGAAATATCGACTATGGTAGAGAAGATGTCTTTGGATCCTAAAAATGAAATTTCTATTGATCCGCGGACTGTGGGGTTGAAACCTGATGATGAGCTCTCTATTAAATACATTATTAAGCGTAAATCATTTATGGTACAATTCGCATATACACATTTAAATACCCCAGGCGAAGTATTGTTTTCAGCAACAGTACAGCCCGTCCACTATATATCGAATGGTGGAGTAAATCCGTATTATTATATGTCTCCTATGGGATATATTTCCCACTTGTTTAAGTATTGGAGAGGGGATATAATATTTACGGTCAAGGTCATATGTACTAAATTTCATAAAGGCAGATTGAGATTTACATATGATCCTGTAGCAAATACGTCTTCAGCGGTACCTACATTTCCTACTGCTTTTACTCGCATTTTGGATATTAGCGAAGTAAAAGAGTTTGATATAATAGTACCCTATAATCAAGCCACATCTTGGCTGACATGTGTAGCTTCACCCGCAGCTGCCACAGGTCAATATATTGCTAATAATAATACAGTAGTGCAACGTGTAGACGGTGTAGATAATGGTACAGTTAGTATAACAGTACTCAATACATTGTCGTCACCTATAGCATCAGCTGATGTTTCAGTTTTTATTAGTATTAGAGGAGGTGATAACTTAGAGTTTGCTAATCCGCGTGATCCTCCACAAGGATATAGTTATTTTGCAGCTCAGAGTGGTCCTGATTATGAATATACTTTACAGGCTGAAGATGAAGTTGACTATGAAACCGAAGAAGTTATCGTAGGAGGAGATAAAGGTTTAGCTCATCCCGCGAGATATCTGATAAATATGGGTGAAAATATTGTTTCACTTCGTCAACTTTTACGTCGATCCATATATGTAATGAATGTACCAAATGGTACTGTGTCAAATGGTGTAACTTGCACTTTACGACACCCGAGATATCCATTATATTATGGTTTCGATACGTCAGGAGATTATTCAGCTGTTAAGGTTGTTGGTGCTGGTAATGCAAAATTTAATTATGCTACCAACAACCATTATACATGGTTAAGTTTTATGTATCTTGCCCAGAGGGGCTCAGTACATTGGCATGTTAATGTAGATGGTTCTTTATATAATGTTTATATTAATAGTGTGAGATTATCTCGCAGTGTAGAACCTTTAAATGCCAATATTTTAGATGCTAATTCACTAGCTTTTGGATCCACTTCAGCTATGACAGCTGGATGGACAGCTAAACATGATCCCGGTCATTCCGGCCTGACTTTAACCAATTACTACACCAGTACCAGTGCTGCTATAGCTTTACCATACTATAGCAAATATAAATTTCATTTAGTTGATCCATTATTTCAACGATTGGGTAATCCCCAGGATGATACCTCGACTATGGGGTTTCAGTTGGAATATGTACTAAATGGAGGTGTAGGTAATTCAAAATGGGTCAAAACAGATCTGTATTTTGGAATTGGGACTGATTTTACTTTCTTTTTCTTTATGAATGTTCCAGCAATACAGCAATATCCAACCATTGTACCTAATTAGGTGCAGTGACGTGTTTTAGGGTACACGTTAAACAACCCAGGTAACACAGTTATAAGTGAGTGCAGTCCGTTTGGATCGGCTTATAACATGGTATGTGTTACCGAGAATCTCATTATTATGTTGATACTGGCTTGTATCATCTGTGGAAAATGCCTGAGAGTAGACAGGTATGTATATTGAAATGAAGCTAACCTTTAATGAGAGGTTGTTAGGGTGTAAGGTGCACCTAAATGTCACGTCAGCGGTGCGTGGCGGACGATATAGTCATCGTCTTAGAACCATAGGAGTTGCTCCCTTTCGGATAATATTAAGAAAATCGATTTAGTTTTTCAAGATAGGTCCGAAAGGTCCTATCTGAGTTTTTTAGAGTCGCAAATTTTTAATATTTCCGGTGGTTTTTGATGCCATCCGCATTATGCAAAA